ACTGATTGTCCATGGCGATGGGTTACTGAAAAAATAGGTGCAGTAATCGTATTAAATAAATATCGAAATTTGATAATTAAGAAATAAACTTAATTATCATGCCATATCCAAATGAACATGCAGCCCGCATAAAAGATCCGGGCGACTTCATTCAAGATACGATCAGGCGCAAGAATATTGCCGATGGCGTTGATATAATTAACGGCAAGACGTCTAAAGATGGCAGCATGGAAACTCAGGCATATCGTTTGAGTTCAGAAAAATTCACAGAAAAAGAAGCTAAAAAATGGTTAAAAGATAATAATGTAGATTATATATTTTTTGAACCTTCAATTAATTCAAAGGCAGAAATGAAAAATGCAACATTAAAAATATATGGTGCAATTGGGGAATCATTACCTGATTATATAGAAGATTTAACTGTTGAGGTTCCGAATACATCAGCAAAGATGGTTTCTGATTTTCTCGAAGAAAACGAGGATGTAGAACAGATAACAGTAAGAATAAATTCACCCGGTGGTGATGTTCAGGAAGGATGGGCGATTCATGATTTGCTTGTTAATTCTGGTAAAAAGATTAAAACTATCGGAGAAAGTAAAATATATTCTATTGCTACAATCGTTTTTCTATCTGGTTCAGAACGTGAGATTATGAAAAATGCTGATGGATTAATTCATAATCCTTTTATTCCTCCTCATACTATGGCGGGAAAATATGAATCTGGCGATCTGATAAAAATAGCTGAAGATCTGAAGCAGGAAGAAGAAAAGATACTTGAATTTTATTCAGAAAGAACAGGTACGCAAAAGGATAAATTAGCAGAATATATGAAAAATGAAACAAAACTTTCTGCTGAAGATATGCTAAATCTTGGTTTTGCGACTAAAATTATAGAGCCGGTGACGGCTTATGCTTTTTTGAAACTAAAAAATAATGTTAAAATGGATGAAAAAGCTTTTTTTGAAAAGTTAGGATCGACTTTAGACAATGCGATCCTGAAAATGAAAAACTTTTCCCGAATCGCACCGGCTAACATAATGTTGACCGACAAAGATGGAAAAGAGATAACTATTGAAAAGGAATCCGGAACCCCGGCGGTAGGCGACAAGGCTACCCCTGATGGGACTTTCTCAATGTCTGATGGTTCTGTTATTGTCATTGCAGATGGTTTAATAACTGATATTAAACCAAAGTCTGACGATAAATCTGAACTTGAAAAAGCAAATGCAAAAATTGCAGAACTTGAAACAAAAGTTAGTGATCTCGAAAAGGAGAAAACTGTAATTGCTGAAGCTGCTGCAAAAGTTGAAGCTGACAAAGCAACTGTTCAGGGATTGATTACTGAACTAAGTGCAATAAAAAATCAATGGAAACCGGAAGCAAGAACTAAAAACATGGGTCATGTTGATCCGCCTGTCGGCATTAATCTCGACAGAGTAAAAGAACTTCGCGATAAACTTAATAATCAAAAATCTGAATAAAAATGAGCCAGACATCTCCCGTTTGCGGACATACTATTAATCTCGACGCTCTGCATTTTTCTGCCGACGAAGTACGGTCGTTAAATGAACTCGTCGTAACTGCTATTTTGGAGGCTCCTGAGCTTTCCAAATTTCACACTCTCGTTACCGGTATAAAAAATGATAAACGAATCGGAATAATCCCCGGTACTTTTGGTCTTGTTGGAAAAGCAGCACAGTCTTGTAATCCTGTTGCTCAATGTTACGAAAACCCCGCCGTTGAAAAAACTTGGTCGCCAAAATATATGGAGATCATAATCGATATGTGTATCGACGAGCTGAACAATACATTGATGAAGCTTGCAACAAAATGCGGTGTTGACGTATACGATCTTACAAGTACTGAGATTTTCGCATTTATTCAGGACATTCTTGCAAAGGATATCGCAAAGATGATTTTCCGCATGGCTTGGTTTGGCGACACGAATGCCGCTGTTACTCCTATCGGAAATTTAACTCCTGGGACAGATCCTGATTATTTTAATGTCATTGATGGTTTCTGGATTCAGGCCGCCGCAATATATGCAGCAAATCCAGACCAGTTAATAGCCTTACCGGGCAACGATCAGGCAACTATCTCACTTCAGAAATCAGTTGCAACTCCCGCATTTATGTATGCTGCAGTTAATCAAATGATTGACGAAGCTCCGGCTGAATTAACAATGCAGACAGATAGGATATTGCTTGTCACACAATCAGTATTCCAAAGATTATACCGTGCGCTTCAGGGGCTTTCAAATTGTTGCGCATTTGAAACACTTCAGAATGGATTTACCCTTTTGAATTGGGATGGTGTTCCAATATATGGCATTCCTCTCTGGGATCAATGGATTAAATCTTATGAGAACAATGGCACAAAACTGAACGATCCTCACAGGGCTGTTTACACAACCATTTCAACTCTCAATATTGGAATGGCTTGTACTACTCTCTTTGAGAATATCAATTCGTTCTACGATAAAAGATCGAGAATGAATAGAATGGAAGCCGTTGATGCTTTTGATGCAAAGATAGTTGATGATCGTCTTTTAGTTGTTGGTCGATAAAAAGATAAATTATGTCAGTAGGATGTAACCAGATAGTTGATTGTATCCTTAAAAACTGTGCAAATCTTGTGCCAGGCATTAAGGATAAGGCTTACTTTATTAATTACGATAGTATTGATAAGGATTTAAGCACTTTTGATGTTGACAACGGCCTACTGCTCACTCAACTAGTTTTAAAAACAACTTCCCCGGCATCTTACGCATATTGTGTCGAGGGATATAACTTCTCGAATGAGCACACGACAGCAATGGTAAAAAAGCGTTATCAAAAAGTATGGGATCATAATTTCATTTTCCGTATTTTCGATAATACTCCGGAAGTGAAACAATGGATACAGAATGCCGTTGATTCGCGATTCGTGATTATCATTGAAAATAACTATAACAAAAATGTTGCGCCGACAGCTGCCGGTCGCACAGTCTTTGAAGTTCTTGGCTGGGACTTTGGTCTCGAATTAAATGCCGCTGAACGGGACGCAAATTCTGATGAACTGCTTGGCGGTTGGTTATTGACTGCCGGTTGCGCAGACACACTTAAAGAGTCATTACCGCCTCTTTCGTTCTTTGCAGGAGCTACACTTGCAACGACAAGAGCCGCTATAACTTCTTTACTTGCTCCATGTTGTGAAGATTGATTTGCTTTCAGGGTGCGGCTGACTACCGCACCCATTTTACATTATGACAAAATTAGAAGAAGTAAAATCATTCGCACGTGAGTATATTAATCATCCTCAATATCGCACTCCGGCAAGAAAAGAAAAAATCAAAGTTGTCTTAGAAAATTTAACAGGCAAAAAACTTGACAATTCTTGTGGAACGTGTTATATTGAGGCAATATTTACAATTTTAAAATTTTCACCTATGGCAAGTTCAAAATATGCATTAAAAAAAGGTGTCGTTCTTACCGCCTTTGGACATCCTGAAAAAACGTGTACAAATAATACTATAACCGATGAGTTAGGTGATTGGTATATGGCAAACTTCCCTGAAAAAGTGATTTTCTTTGAGCGATTACCACAAAAAGTAAATTCTCTGCCGGCCGGAATAGAGATTATCAATCCTGATGATCTTGTTTCTGCAACAGAACAGGTAATTATTCCAAAACAGAAAAAACGGAAACCGCAAATACCTATATAACAGATGCGGGTATCGTCAACAAAAACGGCTGTAAGAGTTGAGCGCAATGTTTATCTGACATCCAAAAAAATAAAAGGATATGGGAAGGATAACGATTATCCTCAGAAAGTTTTGGAGATTGTTAATTCATCAGGTACAGGAAAGACATGCTATGATATTACCGTAAAGTTTGTTGAGGGAGGAGGTTTTACAGATGAGACTTTAGCGAATACCGTTTTAAATTCAAGAGGCGAACGGGCAAATTCTTTGCTTCGTAAATGCGCGAAGGACCTAACGAGCTTTAATGGTTTCGCAGTCCTTGTAAAATATAATGCACTCGGTATGCCAGCAGAATATTTCAACATCCCTTTTGAATTTTGTAGACTCGAAATAAGCGCAAATAAAGAATATATTGGTAGAATTGCGGTCTATCCAGATTGGACAGGGCTATCTGGAAAACAATTCAAACAAAATGAGGTAAAAT